TAGCTGCCTTCAGATCTATGGTAGCATTTCGCAAGGTTCTCGCGGCGCGTTGATTAGCGCTTTGATCATCAAGGTTTATGTTGGCATATTTCTTCAGGCGCTTTCGGATCCACTTGCCTACGCACTTTTGTAGGTAAATGTTTGCCGTCGGCTCAATCGCAATTGTGCGATCAGTCTTAGCGTTTTTTGGGACTGTCGTGATGCGGTTACCAGGGACAACATCAAACTCTCGGTCCAATAAAGTGCACGGACCAGATGCTGGTATTCCCCTAGCTTGACACCAATGTATATCCGCTCCTATTAGCCTTGCGGCAAAGGGAAGAGCAGACGCAGTAACACTGATCCTTGATTCAAGGATCTTTTTATCCCAGCCAACATCTCCAGTGATGGAAAATGTTGCACCGGGGCCCCAACCACCTACCACTTCTGAGTTAGCGAGCAAACCTAGAACCTTCGAAATTTGTCGTCTAGCGATCGAAATGATCGCCTCCAGACGCGGACTAGCCGGATTCGAAAGTATGTCAGCTAAAGACTCGTTAGTCTTTCTCAGTTGCAGCTCAGAGTTTTTAAAGTTCTGAAGAGCTTGCTCCTTAGTGTTAAAGGGTAGTTTTAAACCTTTATACTTGCTCACGAACTCAGTGACACCGAGGTCGTAGGCAAAATACATAGGACCAGCCTCTAAACGGCAGAGCTTGCTTAAGGTGGTATCTCCGTAGTGTCTTGGATCGAAACTTAGATCCGTTAAGGCCAAATGGTCGTATTTGTAGCACAACCAGATGGCCAAAGAGTGCGGAGTATCGACGTTTTTACATAGAGCGAACAAAACAGAGCGAAAGCTTTTGTCGGCCTCATCGAAAGATGGTGCAGTGTTCATCTCTTAAACTCCTTTAGTAGAAGTTCTCGAGAGTTTCGAGAGCGGCATTAATGCTCGCGTTGCTCAATGCATTCTTGATATAGGCGATCAGATCCTTCCGATCGGCCAACGCTCCACGTTCGGGCAGGTTAAGCTCGATACGACAAGCGTGAACGTAAGCTACGGTCGGCGCCGGTGCAATACCGGTGCCAGTTGCAGCTGACGTGCTTTCAAGTTTCGGTACGTCAATGGTCAAGACAGCTTTGTACACTCGCTTCGTCGCATCACTCGAAAGACCGGCAGTAGGACCGCCGATCGGAGAGCGAAGAGAGAAAGTAAGCTTGTTAAAGCCAATCCCAACCCCGGAGACGCGATCAAACCAGGTAACTACCTGTTTTTCGTCAATCCGGTGGGGGCCAAAAGTATGGGCGACAGGCGTCGCCTGAC